CCCTTGGCAAAGCAATAGGCTGCTCCTACTGTAGGAGTTGACCAAGGGATACCGGGGGTAATCAATCCAATATAGGCTAACCCTAGGCATAGGAACCCTAGTGCGCACCACAGTGCCTTCTTAACTTTTACTGTAAAAATTGTAGCCATTCTGTATACCTTATGTTGAATTCTTCTTTCTTACGTTTACTTACCAGTTCATAGTAGTCTGGCTTGTAGGGTTTGATTTTAGGTTTCCAACCTTTGGTAACATCACTCTTGGCTGAATTACATGGTCCACATGCTGTGGTGCAGTTTTCCCAAGTAGTCTTTCCACCTTTTGACACAGGTATTACATGATCTAGAGTTGACTCCTGCCGTGTGATATGTTTGCTACAGTACTGACAACGACCGTGATCGCGTAGATATACATTTGTGCGACTGAAACGTACAACAGTTTTAGGTTTCATGTACTCTCGCAACATCATAACACTAGGGACCTGTGTTTCCCAATTGGCAGAGCGCACAATCCAATTGTCGTGAAACATTAGTACATCGGCCTTGTCTAAGACCATATATCGGATTGCATCTTCCCAAGTTAGTGTGCTCAATGGCATGTAGCCCACGGGTGCGCCGTCAGCATTGAGCAATAATGTTGCCGCCATTATAACCTCTTTTAATTATTTATTGTACTACAGATTACAGTCTATGCTAGGATGTTTTGAGCAAATTCCTGCGCAGAACGATCGAGTGCCTCGCACCATTGATCTTTTTGATCTGACTTAAACACTAGGCTAGCATCACTGTTTACAGTACACCAACTGTTGTTGTGTTCCCAACCGTTTTCGCCTTTGATTTCACCTAACAACTGTCCAGGGCCCCAACCGCACATACCCAAGAAGATTCTCCATTGTTTTGGACAATCTCCTGCACTAAGTCTAGGTAGGATATCTTCTGCAGAGCTAACTGAAAACTCGTTGTTAACATGCATGGTGTTTTTGCTGACCCACTCATTGGTATGTAGGAAACTTAGACTTTTAACATTCACAGGACCACCTACATAGAGGTATCCTGGCAAGTCTAAAGGTATGCCTAACTGTGCGCCAAATTCATTTAGAGTTAATTCACTACGTTTGTTTAGCACCAACCCGGCGCTGCCACGTGTGTGATGTTCAGTGATCATGATCACTGTCTTGTGCCAGAAGTTATTTTTTACAGCTGGGGGTGCGATTAGTAAGTTACCTACAATATTCATGCAGGTATTTATTAAGCAGTTCTTTGTATGGAATTTTTTACATCACCGACAGTGATAGCACCATCTCTGTTTTTATCTAATCCGGAGTTCTGTGCATAAACTCTACCGGCAAATCCGTCAGCACCATCTTGACCTAGTACAGTATCGTTAGGATAGCCTACAAACTTAGGCATAAACACCGCCATATATAGGTCCCCTAGTGTGCCGTTACCTACACCTACTTTCTTAAAATATTTGTAGACGTAGTCTAGCTGTTGTACAGCATCCATTTGCGCTAATTCAGCTGTGGTAGTACCTAGGTCACGAGCAGTGTTAGGCATAAACTGAATCAATCCTACTGCGCCACTGCCTGCCTTGTTATAGATACTTGGATTAACACCTGATTCAAATTTCATTATGGTCAGTAGGTCGCTAGACTTAACACCTAGGTCGTTGGCAATCTTATCTAGCTTTTTATTAAAGTCTGGATCTTGGATAGCTGACACATCAATTTTCTGTGCATCAGCACTGTTAGGGCGATCTAAAACAGTTTTGTATTTGGCCGCAATCTCTGGCTGATGATCAGCTGCATGTCGAGTGTAAGGTCCTAGCAGACCATCTAGCCCATCGTGATTAGGACCAAAGGTTCCTAAATTTTCACCCTTGGCTTTTAATTCTTGTTGCATGGCAAACACATCTTTATCGCCAACTATTTGAGGTCGAGGATTGAATATTTTAGTATCAACAAATTCTCTAAATCGCATATTAACTCCAGTCGGGCAACTTGCCCCCATATTTGGCGCCTTTGATCTTATGACCACCTACTGTGATTCTACTATTAGGACTTTTACCTAACTTGTGTGATTTCTTACCATCCCTAGCACGGAGCCCTTGACTTTTACAACTAGCCAACTGACTAGCACCCAGGTCTGAGTCTGACCTTGAACTTAGGCATAATGCACGTGATGCTTTGCCATGTTCATCAAGGAACATTTCACCTAATACATCTGCATGTTTATGGGCATACATTAATTCTTTTTTGGCTTCGGTGGCATTGTCAAAACCTACTACATCATATCCTGATGCATAATGTTTAACATACCAATTGCCACCGCCTGGACTTGCTTCTGGATCGATACCAATCTCACCTACAGGCTTGCCTAGCTTGTCTTTGAATATTTTTTTCATAACATCTGAATGCTGTTCTTTTACCTTGTCAAGATGATTAGCCAATGCATCTATAGCAGCACCTGAACGCTTTTCTTGCGGAAGTTTAGCTATCTCGGCTTCACGTTCTTGATGTGCTTTTTCACGAGCGTTTGACGCCGCAGTCCACTTTTCACGAGCAGTTTTGCCTGCTTCAGCAACTGGGATCGATTTCTTGTGTTTTTCTTTACGTGGAACTTCTAGAGCACGTTTAGGATTTTTGTGTTGACCCGATCCTTTAGCTACCTTTTGTGCAGCCTTGGCCACAGGATTAGGTGTTGACGATTCAGTTAAAATATCAATTATACGCATAGTAGTGTATTTATAGTTTCTACTGTGATAAAAACTCAAAGACGTTTAACCATTTACGTTTGCCTATAGTCTTCTTTAGCAGTGTCAAATCTGCACAAGTTTTATGGCGCATGCGATACTGTTCATCTGGGGGGATTGGTACGAATTCTATGTCTACACGCTCTTGTTCTGCTATTTCTTCTGCTATATCTAGAAAACTGTGTGCTAGTCCTGCACCACAGTTCCAAATACCCGATCCGTTAACAGTTTTAATAAAATCTATGTGTAGACGGCAAACATCGCCGACCCAAGTCCAATCACGTTTGATATTTTCAGCATCTTCCCAAACTGTGATCTTGCCTTCGTTGCGAGCCTGTTCGCGCCACTTGTGTATTACATTAGCACGATGCCCACGCAAGTGATTATATTTGCCATAAACATTAAAGTAACGGAATCCCTGTACATAGATGCTAGGACTCTGTTGAAACACCCAACGATCAAATAGGTACTTGCTCCAAGCATAGGGAGTCTGTGGGTGGCACTGGGCACTTTCACTAAAGTCTTTGGTGTTTCCGTAGACTGAACTAGAGCTGGCGTACTGTAGATTAACACCATGTCGATTACAGTCATTGAACAGACGTTGGCTGAACTCTAAGTTCTGCTTCATAATGCGGTCAACATCTGTATCAGTCATGTCAGCTATGGCGCCTAGATGCACTACCCAGTCATATTCACTTACGTCAGGGAATTCGTTTGGGTCGTAATCATAACCGTCTACCGACCAACCTTCTTCTGCCTGCATCCAAGCAGTCATATTTCGTCCAATGAAACCTTCACAGCCAGTTACTAATATCTTCATGAGATATTTATTAACCGTGGATTTTCTTAGTTTCTAATGCTGATACTAGGAGATTGAATGTGTCGATAGCGGACTTAGTGTTGGGCACTTTAACATATCCTCGACGGGCCTGGAATCCTGCTTCAAGTCCTGCTGATTCCACAGTATCAGTAAAGGACTTCTTAAAACCATCTGTATCAAATTTACCAGCGTGCCAAATTTCTACCCAGTAGCCATCTGTCTTATACGGATGGATAGCAGCCGTCATACCACTGCCGCCTACATTAGTTTTACTAACATAGTCACGGGCAATGTTGGTAAACAAATCGGGATTCGAATCGTATAATTCTTGAGTACGATCAGCAACCGTAGTATCAATGCCGGCGGCGGCACTAACTCTACGTACCTTCTTATCACGTAGATCACTCGGACGGATTAGGCAAGTAAACTCGCAATGTGGATTGGCACTTGTTTCAAATATCATTACTCCTACTAAAGTGATACGCAACGGAGTATTGTCGTTTAACCACTTGACAAATCCTTTGATATGTTCATCAGCATCTTCACAGATTAGAACACCGTCGTCACACTTTTTATCGTACATATAATAGGTAATCTTACTGGCATGTACTGCATCTAACCAGCCACTTGCGTCTTGGCTTTCAACTACTAGGACTACGTCTTGATCAGCATCACGGATCACAAGGTCTACACGTTTTGAATGTGAAGTATGCTCTTCCGGAGTAACTGTATACCCATCCTCATAGCCAAGATCCAGTGCTGTTAATAAACGATTTGATGTTTCTAAATCGCTTGCAATAAATTTTGTAAACGGCACTTCACCGCCAAAACCTTCTTTAATGTTAGTACGTTTCATTATAGTTCCTTCTTTCTTCCGTCGTTATTAATAACAGTTTTTACCCAATGACAGAACGAACAAAACGCATTAGTGTTGTTGGCGCTGTTATCCCCACCGTCTGCTTTACGATGATCATGATCGCCATGGTTGTAGCGGCGTTTGATTTCATGCTTTTGTTCTTCTGTCAGTTCTATGCCAAAGAATAGTTGTGCTTTCTCCCATCTGGGATCAGCATTGATATCCTGACCGCAACATTCACAAACATCTGATCTGTGAAAAGTGTGAGGCCTATCATGTCTGCCATACCCGCCATACGAAACTTGATCTATTTGATGTTGCCTACAGAGTTTATCCTCACCGGGCCCTTTGTAAGGAGTTAGAGGCTTGCCACATCCGTCTACACAGCATAACTTACCTACATCTAGGAGTAGATGACCTTGGCTCTTCATCTTGTCATATTTTCTCAATCTCATATAAACAAGTCTTCAGTTGTAGGGACAAAGTTTGAATTATTAGCTGAGATAGGAAACTGATACTGTGGCAAATCCTTTTTAAACTGTTCAACTAAAAACGGATAACCATGTATTGGTTCCTTGTTAAACCTAGCATGTACACCTGTTACGTGCTGACTATGCCACACATTGTAGGCAATACTAGCTCTGGTCCAAAAAATACTGAATGGACTAAAGTCTGCCTTCCAGTGACGTTTAGCAACTATGGCAATATCTTGTATAAACTGTTTAGTTACAGTAATACCTGCGGCACGGCAACGATCAAAGAAATAGCTCATCATAACCATTTCTTTTTCTTCTACTGCACGGCTGTGGCAACCTACCGCAACCAAGTACTCACACAACCAACCTAGTGCTTCTACACTTAGTTTTTGTACTTCTTGCATACGACTAATAGCGCCTGGTTGCTCTGCATCACCGTTATCTTTCTTAGTTAGGAATAAATCGTAGTGTTCAATGATACGTTGTTTTTGCTCAATAACTACCCATTCCGGATTATTACTGTTGTCAATGCGAACACCGTAAATCATTTGTTCAATCTTGTCATATTGATCAAGCGTTTCTTTATATTCACCACCATTATGTCCTACAAAGCTATCACGCATTTCAGCTTTTTGATGTGTCTTGTAAATATTCACTGGAATCATCACGTTAGTAGGGTCTTCACCGAATACTTGTGTAGCGATTAGCCACAATGCAACCAAAGTGTGTTGACCATCCCATGCTACATAGATATCTTCGTCGGGATTTGGGCGGTATACTTGGATTGGTACTAGTTTAATTGGATTAAAGCCGCCTACAATGTCCATACTCCAAAACATCTTAAGGAGCCGTTGCATAGTAGCATCAATCTTAATCCACACCATTGGTTTATCATTTGCTTCTGGTAACAGAGCTTTTAAGTCTGCCCAAGAAGTTAGTGTAGGATTATTTCGGCGGAACTCGTCAATAGCACTTGCCAAGGTGTTTGTTACTGCTGTCTGTTGGACTTGAGTTGGAAGATTATTATAAGTAGATATCCAACGATCTTCTACAGATAGGATGTTACTTGACTCATCATTAAAACGGGCATTTCTCTGACTAGCGTATGTGGACGCGGCTTGGGCCTGCCCGTTATTTGCTAAACTTAACATTTTGGTTTCTCCATTTTGTTTAAATTATACACAACGGTGTGCATGTTAGTTATTATACGATCGTCAACTTATTTTTGTCAAGTCGCAACCCCACTTCATCCACCAAAATGTATAGTCTTTTGGCATAAGTTCTGCTCGTATTGTATATGTCCAACCAAAACTGCTAGGATCAACGTGCCGGTGCCATATGGGTTTTTGGACAGCATTGGCCATTACCCATTCGCCCATTTCACTATTCTGCCATTGGTAAAGTGGTTCAGCCGCATACAAGTCTGGATCTTCAACATCACCCATACGAAAGCGATGTACTATAACTTCTAGAGGGCCGTGTTGCTCAACATGCTCTACTGTGGTAAAGTCACCATTTGGTAAAGGTAATATAGTATCGTTCAATTAGGGAACATCATCCTGTACATTGTGTATAATTTATCATCTCTAAACATGAGAACAACATCTCTTTTGCTATCAATACCGCCTGTTTGGAATGGCAGTTCAGCACCAAACCATTTACCAGCCCATGCATCAGGGTACAGTTGCGAATACATGGGCCCAAAGGATTCTCTACACCAATTTACTTTGTCTTGTAAATCTACAGCGGTATTTCCAATTAGTTCAGCTATCCAACCTTCTTCTTTGAGCTGTATCGCGATACGCATATCTTCTCGTTCTTGTGGTATTGCCATATTATGTTCCTAGCTCGAACCAAATCCAATCACGCTCATCACGAAAATAGATTTTATTATTGCTATGCCACCAACGTATACCGGCAGGGCCAAATGTTTCTACTAACCATACTAATACAGGTGTAGGAATTCTGTCAACATGAACACAATGATAATCTATTAACTTACCCATCTTAACTTAAACCAATTAGCATCTTTAGCACTTTCAAACATAAAATCACGCCCGTGTCGCTCATAGGCATACTTGCAGTTGTCTTTGAGCCAATAGGTAATATCAACCGCATGATTATTGTCTATGAATCTGGACAGAATAACTCGAGTCCACCCTATATTTTCTAGCATACCCCAAAGTACTTCTCTATCAACGGATGCTTGGAACTCTTTGGCTTGTGCTTCTATTATTTCCGCCTCCAGAATAACGTTTTGTTTTTCGATCCATTCAGCCATATTGGCCATAACTTCGGGACTGTAATTCATGACCATTTTAACATAAACCAAGTATAATCTTCGTCACAATCAAAGATATAATACACAGTATCAAGGGCTCCCCGCGGACTATTGTGATCAACCCTATACCTAAAGACTTCGCGGCAACGCTGGCCATATTGTCTCGGCGACTCCAAATGCTCAACAGGCAAAGAACGCTTGGCATTCCAAAACGCACGGTTAAACTGATCATCTAGTACACTGACTCTGATCATGGATTTTTAATTCTATCAATTATAAAATCGTTTGCATTACCAAAATCCCATCCTTGATGCGGCCATACTACTCTATTCTTTTCTCTACGATAGATTGTGGTCAACCAATACCACCGCTTGCGAATCCTAACAGGTTTCCACGCAAACATAGGCTTCCAATCACCTTCTGGGCCTCTATAGTTAATCATTCACTATCCCTTATCACATCAAACTCATCACCGTACTTCCAAAATCCGCCACCTGGGCTAAGAACAAACTTGCGATAAACATAGTCTCTGCAATACCAACGACCGTTTATCCTACGTGGGAATATAGTCCAGTGACGTTCCCATTTAGGAGATGTTTCTGTGCGTTCTCCCGGTATCGGCATTACTCATCTTTTTCGGGTTTGGGGATACGATCACTCCATCGTAAGATAAACCATTCACGATGCGATTCTTTCTTAAATGACCAAAGAGTTTCAGTCATGCTCATGCCAACACCTTCTTGTTCAGCCCAGGCCTGCATATCTTGAATCAGTTCAGTAGGCAGTTCACCTTTTTCAAAAGCAATGCCAGGCAATCTAAACATGCCTACTTCTACGTTTTTCATAGAGGCTGTACGATTTCCGGTACGATAAAGATTGGCATGCGATCACGATAGCCTTCAAACACATAACCACTGTCGGTTAGTGTTTTAGCCAATGATTCTAGTTCTGTAACTAGGTGCGTTTTACCCATACGATCGTAGCCATTGATTAAAAAATAGTCTAATTGATCTTTTGGTACATAGTCTTCTTCGGGTGTAGTTTGAAAGCGGAATATGTGTTCTAGTTCTTGTAGTGTCATGGTAGTTCCTTTTTAATTTTAATATCCTGGAGCAGAATAGTCTTTATATTTTTTATACATGGCAAATCCATCTGCACCATATGCTGGACAGACTAGCACATACTCATGTAGGTTATCTTGTTGTAAGGGTCCAGCAGTGCCACAAATAAATGGGCGATCTACTCCATAGAGTCTTTTAAGTTCTTCTCTGTACTTGGCAGCAGTTTTCTTTTCGGCAGCAGGGCCTGGACCAATTTCAATTACAGATACAAACAGTTTGAGTAGTTCTTGATCATTCATCAAGTGAGCATCGTGAAGACCGATATCCAACAAGGTATCGATACTTTCGTCCCAAATTGCTTCGAGCTTGTCTAATATCAATTGTCTCACAGTTGCAATCCCTTGTCGTTAATTATTTCTGAAAACTTTAATAAAAACATAGTGTACTTGTTTTTATTATAAAAGTCAAGTCTTATTGAAAATTTACTGTATCCTTGATTCCATTCGTAGTCACCTTCAGCTTCTGCTTTATGGTTTTCAATCCATTCGGTATGTTCACGCACAGTGAATCCCAAAATCGTTTTCATTTTATTTTTAATCATGAAAACACTTTTTGGATATTCTGTGTGTAACTCCTCACGTATCCGTTGCCATTGGCTAGTGGTAAGAACGACAGTACTCAATCGTCCCAGCCTTCATCTAATGCCATGTCTTGTTGTACCATGTCGTACATACTAGAATAACAAGTTGGGCAAAAAGCCACAGGCAAAATGCCAAAGTAGCCTACAGTGCCGCCTTCATCATCTGTAAACTCGCATGAGCATACATTACATTTGTGTTCTTCACCTTGATGTTGCATATCTACTATCATTCTGAGCTCCATGTTAAAATAAACCAACTAAGTTCTTTTTCGCTGGCAAAATACAGTCTACGGGCACGATCTTCTGTATGCCATGCCCAACGGCATACTTCAAACTGACGACTACCTAACTCGATAGCAATATCACGTTCCATTCCTGGCCCCCAGGTTTCCCAACACCACTTGCGCCATTCAAAGAACCTTAACTTATACTCTAACTGACCTATACCCCATTGAGGTATGGGTGTAATATAGTGTGTGAACTGTTTATAGCCATTGTGCCTACGATCCAATTTGTTCACTGTAAACTGTTTCATGGTTTGGGCACACTCTTGGCAGCAGGTCTGCGTGGTCTAGGTGGATCTAACTGCTCACGCATCTTTTCAAACTTTTTCCGGCGGTCATTACTCTGTTGAGTTTGACGGATCTTAGCTATGATCTGTTTCATACGGTAGTTCTAGTGGGTTAACAGTTTCAGGTAAAGGTTCAATGATAGTTCCAACTGGTTTGCCTTCTTCGATCAGATGGGTTAGGACACTATGACCATACATATTAGCACCATAACAATCCTTATGGCAAATATAAACAGAACCGCTAGATCCAGTAAAGTGATAACAGTCGTCTTCTAGGACAACAGAAGTAATGCCCGAATTCAATTTCCAAGAATCGGATCCAGCGTATCCGCCGTACCAACAGGCGAACACTCTATAGTGTACTGTGTCCTTGTGATCGATCTTAACAATCATCCAACGGTCTGGAGTATATTGGCTCATTCAGTTTCTAATTCCTTAACATGTTTACAAGTGCCGCGGAAGGTAAAGCCCTGACAGGTACAGGTCTTTTCATTAGTGTTTACTTCGTACCAGGTATTGGGTTTTGAGCCCTGTACCTTCTTGATAAATGGTAGGGGTTCTGCTACATCGATATGTGCTTTGAGCAATTTGTCCCATTGATTGAATGGGCTAGGTGTTACTTCTTCAAATTTGCGACCAGTACGGCTGAATTTAATTGGGTTCTTAAAATAAAATGGATCTACGCCGCCTTCTGGCACATAGGCAACCATTTTATCACCATCTAACAAATAGATATGGTTTGGCACTCGATAATCTTTTTCTGTCCAAACTGTAGTTTCACGCAATGCTTTCATCGAGATCTTTCTGAATTAATCTAACATGTGTACATTATATACTAAGCCAGGGGCGCTGTCAACTGTATTGACGTAGTTGACAGACTGCACCCTTTATTGTATAATAACAAAATCGTAACCGTATAGAAAGAATCGTATGAGCGACAATGTATTATGCAAAGACTGCAAATATGCCAGTTGGAATCCACTTAAACTCTACACCTGGTACTGCAAGAGAGAAATGGTTCCTGCCGAAACCAAAATTGATCCAGTTACAGGACCGATCACTGTAAAAGCACACTATCAATCCTGTGTAATGGCCCGATTCAGCTTTGGCCCTTGTGGCAAGGAAGGTAAGTTTTGGGCTCCCAAGAACAAAAAGGACTTGTTTAAGTTTATTAAACATGTGAGTTCATAATGAAAAAATATCTCTATTCAATCAAGTGGACCCAGCCCTACAATCAACCCAATCAGTATCTTCAAGACTTATATAAACTATATGAAGAACTAGTCGAACACCGATTAGAGCAAGGCCATTTTCCAGATGCTAAACGTGAGTTGGAAAGGATAATGCGGCTATGAAGGATACTGTTTGGGTAGCTGAGGCCTTGGTAATTATTGCCGCGGCCTTTGTGG